TTAGACTTTCCGACGCCCTTTGTTCGCGCGCGCCTGGCGCCGTGCTACGATGCGCGCCTGGTCGACCGCCTGGACCGCCGCGAGGTCGACCGGCTGGTAGGTCCGCTCCAGCTCGGCGTTCGTCGAGATGGTGTTTGCCAGCTTGGCGCCGAGGTGCTCGGTCGAGGCGCCGCCGGCGCGCGCCTCGAGGGCGACCGAACGACGGATGTCGAGCATCTGCCGCCGCTCGAGGGGGTCGACGAGCGCGCGCACGGTGCGGAAATCCTCGGCGAGGCTGTTCTTGCGGTAGGCCGCGCCCTCACGGGTCCGGAACAGTGGCATGTTCCGGATCTGCTGGACGTGCGGCCAGCCGAGATAGGCGCGCATCAGGGCGTTCGACCGGCGCGACAGCGTGCCCAGCGCGGCCATGCCCGTCTTGGCTCGAGCAACCTTGAAGGCGCCCCACCGGCCGGCGTCGATGAAGTCGCCGAGGGTGAGCTGGCGCGCGTCGACCGGCGCGAAGGCTGTGTCCCACATGATGGAGACGAGGCAGGCTAGGCCGCGGTATCCCTGGCGCCAGGCCTCTTGGATGATGGGCCGCAGCTCGTGCCCCTGCCAGGCCTGCTGGCGCCGCTGCGGAGACGTGCGGCGAATGCCGAGGGACGGGTCCGCATCCCGGCTACAGTAGAACGGCCGCCCGGTGCTCATAGCCGCGGCCACGACCCACAGGGCCCGCCAGATCTTCATCGCCCGGTGCGCCTCGCGGACGCCGGCGCTCTCGAGGAGGTCGGCGTACCACTCGTCGAGCACGTCGAAGGGGATGGTGCACGGGGCCACGTCGCCGAAGATGGGCTCGATGTACCGCCAGCCCCGGTTCCAATCCTCGCGGGTGCGGGGCTTCTTCCGGTCCCAGGTCTCCGTCCGCTTGTAGCGCTCGAAGGCCTCGCCGAGCGATCCGACCGGGTAGACGCGCTTGGCCGCCGGCGCTTGGCCCCGACGGTGCGCCTGCCAGCGGTCGTTCCAGACCTTCGCCAGCGCCCAGGCCGCAGGCCCATCTGCCCCGCAGGCGACAAGCTTGAACCCCTCGCCGCGCATCTTGGCCGTCGGCGCCCAATAGCCGAGCCGGTGCCCGTGCCGGTCACGGACGGTGTAGTACGGGATCTTCACGTTGCCCACCGCGCCGCCGCTCCGCGAGTCGCTGCCGCATCAGGCCAGCGTCGGAAACGGCCCCGCTTGCTGTCAATTCGGGGAACAGGTCGGGATGCCGCCGGCGCCGCCAGCTATCGACGGCCTCGATGCAGTAGTGCCCCGTGGTCGGATCGGGCATGGGAAACCCGCGGGCCACGAGTCCCGGAAGGGCGGCCGCGAAGTCCCGCGCGCTGGCGAAGCCCATGCGGGCGGCAACCTTAGACGCCGGCACGTCGCCCACGTCGGGGATGTAGGGCGGGCGGCTCACGGCCGGGCCCCGAAGTCGAAGGCCTCGATCCGGGCGACCTCGGCTCGGAGGGCTTCGAGATGCTGGTGCCGGATGGAGCGGGCATAGTTCACTGCGGCCCAGCGTGTCCGGTGCCAGATGGTGCCCTCGTACGGGAGGGCCGCCTTCGTGCCGTCGGGTTGCTCAAAGATGGCCCGTCCAAGAATGATCTCGGCCATAACAGCCGGGATCTCTCCGGTTCGCAGAAGGTACAGCGGGTCGGTCAGCCAGATGCGGATGCGCACGGGCTCGTCAGCCATGGGCGGCGGCCTCCGGGGTGAAGGTGCGCTCGGTGCCGTCGCCGGCGGCCGCGTTGAGCTGGCGCGCCAGCTCGCGCGCCTGGTCGCGGGTGATGCGCAGGCGGCCGGGCTCGAACTGGCCGTCCGGCCCGGTGGCGCCGAACTCGATCGCGACCTCGCCGCCGGCCTTCGCAACGCCGATCGACCAGGTCCAGCCGGGAGGAAGCGCGCGCAGCATCAGGACATGCCCAGGGCTTGCATGTAGAGTTCCAGGATGGCCTCGGCCTCCTGGCGCTCGGAGAAGTCCTGCTTGCGCAGCCGCAGGATTTCGCGGACCGCCTTCGTGTCGAAGCCGCGGCCCTTGGCCTCCGCGAAGACGTCCTTGATGTCGCCGGCGATGGCGGCCTTCTCCTCCTCAAGCCGCTCGAGGCGCTCGATGAACTGGCGCAGCTCCTCGGCCGCGACGCCGCCGGCGCCGGAGATGTCTGCGCCGCCGCTCATGCGCTCGTCCTTTCGGCAACCTCGGTGGCCGCGGGCACGTCGACGGCGCGCGGGCCGCCGAAATGGAGCGGCATAAGCTTCACGTCCTCGCCCAGTCGCAGGATTTGCCGCCTGGCGCGCAGCGCCCGGTCCGTCGCGATGTCGAGCGCCTGGAACTGGATGACCTCCATCCGCTCGGGGTGCTTGCTGGGCTCTACGCTCTTCGCGCCCGCATCGTACTCGACGGCCCAAGCCTCCGAGAAGAACACCCAACGGCGATAGCGCTCGAGCTTGAACCGCAGAGCGATATCGGCGCGCATCCGATCGAGATCGCGCCCGCTCGCCAGCACGGCGACGAGCGTTATCTGTCCCTTGCCGTTCTCCGCGTAGTAATGCGGGGCGAGGATGTCGTCCGGATCGAACATCGCCTCCGCCATTCCGGAGACGTGCTCGATCATTGCTCGCAGACTACTCACCGAACCTCCTCGCAGAACAGGTCGAGCGTGCCGACGCCGCGCTTGCGGGCGCGGGTGCGGATCGCGTTGCGGGTGCGGGGGACCTGGTCCCAATGGTTGTGGCAGCGCTGGCAGAGGGCGCGCAGGTTCTTGTCGCTGTGGTCAACGACGTCCTGATCCATGTGCGCGACGGTCAGGACGACGATCGATCCCGTGTCCGGATGGGGCTTGCCGTTCTCCGCCCGGCAGCTCGGGTGCTGCGGCGTGCCCTCGCAGCGGTTGCCGGCGCGCGCGAGGACGGGGGCGCGGACCTCGCGGCGCCACTCGACGGACCGGATCGATCCGCCCGGGTAGAACACCAGCTTCTCGGCGGCGATCGGCATCAGCCCCGCGCCTCCCGCAGGCGCCGGCGCCAGGCGCGGTAGATCCGCGTGATGGCGCGATCGTAGGCCTCGGCGTAGGCGGCCGCCGGGTCCGCTACCTTGCAGCCGCCGTCGCGCGTCGGGCAGAGCGGGTGCCCGATGGAGGCGACCAGGCAGAACTCGCCTTCGCCGCGGGGACAGGACTTCGCCATCAGCCGGCGGCCTCGAGGCGCTCCTGGTGGCGTGCGAGCGTGGCGAGCCGGGCCGTGACGGTGTTGTGCCGGCGGCCGAGCGCGCGCGCGATCTCGGTCGGCGTCAGACCCTCGGCCTCGAGGGCGAGCAGCCGGGTGTCCTCCTCCGGCGTGAAGCGCCGGACGACATGGCCGCTGCGCTGGACAAGCATCGGTCCGATCACGTGCGTGGTGCACTTCGCGGTCTTCGGTGCGTCGATGCCCAGGCGCAGGCAGTGGTAGTTCACGCTCGAGGCCGAGCAATCGAGCGCGAGGCCGATCACGGCCATGGGGACGTTGCGCCCGCGCATCTCGGCGATGCGCTCGATGTCGGCGTCGGTGAGCCTGCGCCGGGCCATCACCGCGCTCCCTTCGTGTAGTCGAGCAGAAGGGGCGGCTGCTCGCCGGCCTTGTACGTGAGGGCGAGCTGCTCACGGGCGATCTCGCCGACGGTGCGCCCGTCGGGCATGACGACGTGGGCGAGGAACTCCTCGTCGAAGGTGACGATGCCGCCCTCGATCGCCGTGAACTTGGCCTTGATGCAGAGCAGGAGCGCCCGCCAGGCCTCCCGCGTCGCCTGCATCCAGGCATTGCGGGCCGCCGTCGGCGTGCGCGCGTGCGAGTGCAAGCCGCGCTGCACCCGCTGGAAGCGCTCTTCCTCCAGGGTCGGCAGCGGCAGGTTGAACCGGAGGGCGCGTCCCTGGAGCCGGAACGCGATCTTGGCCCGGTCGCCTTCGAGCGCGAAGGCGAAGGCCTCCGCGCCGCGATCGCCGACGAGCTTCTCGATCTCGAGCCGCGTGCTCTCGGCCGGCACCTTCGTGCCCTTGGCGAAGGTCGCGCTCATTCCGAGGCCACCGGCACATCCGGCTTGTGGGAGAAGTCGAGCGAGATCTCCGCGCCGGCGTCCTGGGTCGCGCGGACGAAGTAGGCCATGGCCGCGCCGGCGGCCGCGTAGAGGTCGCTCTCCGCGACCGTCAGGCCTCGGCGCCCGAGGCCGTCCAGGAAGCGCCGCAGCGCCTCAGCGGCCGGGACGCCGGCCGGACGTTCCATGCCGAGGCAGGCTTCCGCGATCCGGACCGCCAGCTCGGCGGCGTCCAGCGTGACGGTGAAGGTCTCGAGGTCCTCGGCCTCGCCGGTGATCGGGGACGCGCTCACGCTACGCCTCCAGCTCGGCGAGCTGCCGCAGGCCGGCTTCGCTGAGGCACACCTTGGCCTTCTTGCCGTTGCCCCGAACGTCGACCAGGCCGGACCGCCTGTAGGCGCAGAACCGGGCGGGTGCGACGGGCTTGCCGTCCCGGATCCGCTGGAGCGCGGTCCGCTTCGCATCGGTCCTTCCCTGCATCGGTCACCTCCTGTGCTGACGGGGCGTGCCAGGTCTGTGAGTCGTCCGGCCCGAACAGGCCGTCCCGGCCGGGCGCGACCAGGCCGCCGGCGATCGCGCGCAGGGCGACGCTGGCGCGGACGGCGCGGCCGGACGGGAGAAGGCGGAAGGTGCGGGCGCCGCCGGCGATCTCGGCGGTGAGGGTCTGGCCCTCGCCCATGCGTGCGAGGAGGCGGGCGAGCGCGCCGTTCGGGTCGCTCCGGAGGGCGGTGGCGACGGCGATCGCCAGGGCCTCGCCGTCATAGGCGGGTGCTGTGCTCGCCGTCGGCGCCGGCGGCCGCGCCGCGCCGTCCCACTCGGCGTCGGAGGCCGACCAGGCGCGCCGGCGGCGCTCCGCCTCGAGCTGCTGCTCCACGGCCGCGATCCAGCGCTCGAGGCGCGCGCCGGCGCCGGCATCGGGGATGAGGTAGGTCCAGGCCGCGGGCGCGGCCTCGAGCCGTCGGAACTGGCCGCGCAGGGAGACCAGCAGCCACAGCCGCGGCGGCAAGGTCACCAGGATTCCGCGCGCGACGGCGGCGACGCCGATCGGGGGCGCCAGGTGCCTCACGACAGGGTCTCGCGCGGCTCGACGGCGCCGTACAGCTCGGCGAGGTCGCCGACGCGCTCCACGAGGGCCTGCGTCTGACCGACGAGCCCTTCGATCGCCGCCTGCTCGAGCAAGGTGAGCGCCGCGTTCACGGCCTCCGCGATCATGCGCTCGTCGCCGACGAACTCGCCCGGCAGGATCACGATGCCGGGGCCCCGGCGGCGGCCGTCAGGACCCGGCGGATGCCCGATCACCTTCTGGACGCCGTCGAGGTGATGCAGCGGCATCCGAAGGCGCACCTCGATCTCGCGGCGGTGCCAGTCGATGCCGAGATCGAGCAGATGGCCGACGAAGGCGGGCGGCGGGGGCACCGGCGCGCTCACGCGACCCAGGCCCACAGGTAGGAGCCGGCGACCAGGATGGTGGCGATCGCGGCGGCATCGCGAGCCCGGCCGAGGCGGAGAGCCCAGTTCGCCTCCGAAGCGGCCGCGGCGGCGACCGTGTCGGCCTTGGCCATGGCGGCCTCGATGCCGGCGGCGATGTCATCGGGCCGGTAGTGCGCGGCAAGCAGGATGAGCGCTGCAGCCTGCGGCGTAGCCCGCAGCGCTGGAAGGTGCTGGCCCAGCTCGAAAGCCATGTTGTCGAGCGGGACGAGGCGATGTCGTACCGGCTGTGCCGATGAAGATGCGGGCATGGTCGTGCGTCCGTCTGAACGGAGCACGACAATAAGGAGATTTATCGCTCAGTCAATAAGCTTGCTTATCGTCACTTATAGACGGTCGGCGCTCCGCTTATTGTGATCGCGCGGCTACGGCCCTACGCGCCTCCCCAGGGCAGTCGAGCCTTCACTGCGGTCCATGCCCCGTCGACCGCGTCGACCGTGGCGCTATAGGCATCCGCAGCTGCGGTGCCCGCCGCCCCAGCCGTCGCGACCAACGCTTCCGTCGTAGCCGTGAAGACGCCCTGCTCGTCCGGCTGCATGTCGACAGCTGCGACGACCGGCGGAGCCGGCAGCGCGATCGCCGCCGCAGCCGGGAGAGCGACAGCGGCCGACGCGGCGGCCGCCTTTGCGGGCCGATTCCAAAGCGAGGACGGTTGCCACCGGCGGGACGCCTCAGCCGCCGATGCCACGGCTTCCTGCTGGCGCATCCGGACGGCGTGAGCGGCGCTGACGGCCTTGCGGATCTCGCCGGGGACGTCGCGCTCGCATATGGCCACGAACCCGCGCCCGTCGGCCGCGATCACCTGCATCAGAAGCTTGCGCTCGATGCTGCCGCCGAAGGCGCCCAGGCCGCCGCCGATCGCAGCGGCCGTCAAACCGATGGCGCCGACAGCCGCGATCGGCGCCGCGAAAAGCCCGACGACGGCGGCCGTGGCGCCGATCCCCACGGCGCCCTTGGCCCCGCCGGACAGGAAGCCCAGAAACGAGCGCTCGAGATACTCGCCGTTCTCCTCGACGGATGCGATAGCCTCGATCGGCAGGCGTTGCTTCCGCGGAAGGTGAAACTCAAAATTGATCCAGTCCGCGCGGCCGGTCCCGAAACTTCCCGCGATCAGCTCCATCCGTGCCACAGGTCACCCCCTCGACGTCTTGCCAACGATACGGTGAGCCATAGGCCAGCCCGTGCGCTTAATCCGAGCATCCTTCTCGCCGTCGACCATCTTGCGCCAGGCCCGAACCACCCAATTACTATCATCCATCGATACGAGCCGACGGACCATCGCGCCAAGACTGTCTTCCGCCTCGCGGAAGAGGTAGCTGTATCCGGGCAATGTCGGCAGATGCGGGTTGACGTGAAGGGTGTCCCCCGGCTCAAATTCGGGGCTCATCGTCTCGTCCCCAAGCATGACCGCGTAGGCGCCCCACACCTGGTGAAGAGCGGTCGGCCGAGCGATGTGGCTGAAGGGCATCGCGGACAGCTCCGCCTGCCCCTCTCGGATCAGTAGGTTGAAGAGCGGAACCTCGGTTGGCGAGTCGACGGTAATCGGTAGCCCAGGCGCGGAACGCCCAAACTTCGGGTCGATCTCGTAAGGCTGAAGATCGAGGGCGCGCGCGATCTCGTTGACGTAACGCGTCGACTGCACGCGGCCCTTCTCGATCTCGACGATGGCTGGCTGAGAAATGCCGACGCGGCGCGCCAGCTCGGCTTGGGAAATCCCCAGCTCGACGCGACGGGCAACAATGCGCGCGTGCTCGACCATGCCCCGGCCTATCAACATTCTTATCGCCGGACGCCTTAAGAGTGATTATTGACGTTATCGATAAGCGCGCTTATCGCTCGGTTATGGCCGATTCCAGCCCGATTCCGATCGACACCAGCCCGCTCATCCGGGAAGCGGTGAAGCTGGTCGGTAGCCAAGCCAGATTGGCTCGCGCGCTCGGCATCAGTCAGCCGAGAGTAAATCAACTTGCGCGTCGAACATCGTGCTGTAGCGCCGAGGTGGCCATAGCCGTGGAACGCGCGACACAAGGGGCAATCCCACGTTGGAAGCTCCGACCTGATCTGTGGAAGTCTGCCACACAAGCAAAGCGTGAGTTGTCATGATCGCAGGCGCGTACCTGTCTGCACTTGGGATTGCCGTTGGACTAGGCTTCACGGCGCTGGCGATCCCGGCGCTTTGGAGGGCAGATACCGCCCGTGTGGCGCGGAATCGCCCCCGCGCCCTCATCGAGGGGATGCGCGCGCTGCTGGCCATCGCCGCCGCCGCGGTCCTCTTCACGCTCGCGCTCCGGGGGAGCTGGTGATGGGTCTGGCTGAGCGTGTTACCGCCGGTGAAGAGGCGGTGCTGAAGTACCGCCGAGAGCCGATTGCCTGCCTTGCGCTGGCGGTGGCCGGCGCGGCGGCATGGGCCGCATGGCGCGCGCATCGACGGATCAGCCTCGAGCCGATCTGCTCGACAATCGTCGCGAAGCGCGAATCGTCCCGACACCCATCGGGGTCGGGCGGGTTTCGGCGGGGCTAGCCCATGTCCCCGCCGAAGTATCTCATCAGCGAGCCGGAAGACTCGACTGGCCGTTATGGGTCTACCTTGACCATATCCCGCGCCGTTTTTTCGATGAATGCGCGAGCCCCTTCCTTGCCAGGCTTCGGGGTGTTCAAGGCTTTCAAGGTCTGCTCCAGCTTCTCGCTCAAATTCGCAGCTAAGCTCGGGTCCTTCTTTCCTAGTACCTGCACTAAAGATGTGAATGCTATGTCGAGCGCCTGCATTTGCAGCGCAGCGAGATCGGTTCCAGTAAATTCTTCGGGCATTCTCAGCTCCATCGTTGTGGGCAAGCACGATGGTAGCGGGCCGGGCGGGGCTGTCGATGTCGGTCGACGCCTCGCCCGTGCTTGCGCAATGGACACGCGGCCATGAGCAGGTCATGGCTCGAAACCCTCACCGGCTACGCCACGGCGGCCGCCGAGGCCGGCGAGGAAGCCGGCTCCGCCCTCTCTGACGCGCTCGGCGCCGCGCTCGCGCGGGTCCAGGCGCTGCCAGCCGAGGCGAGCGCTGCCGTCACCGACCTGTCCGCCGCCCTGGCGGCGCTGCTGCCCGAGCTGCAAGACGAGCCCTCCGGCGCGCCGGCGGCGCCGGCGATCGGCGCAGTCTCCACCATCGCTCCGGGAAACGTGGCCCCCTTGTCGGGGACGGCTCGGCTGGGCCCCGCCTCGCTGCGGATCGAGATCGACCAGGCCGCCTTCGCCGCGTTCCTGCGCGAGCGGCACCCGTCGAAGCCGGCCGAGAACGCGGCCGCGCTGACCGGCGTGCCCTTCGAGACGTGCAAGAAGCTCCTCTTGCGAAAGACCCTGCCGAGCGGCCGGGTGCTGCTGCTGTTCGTGGTCGCCTACGGGCCCGAGCTGCTGCGCGTCACCCTGCCTGGCGCGCCGCTCGTCTGGCTCGAGGGCGCCCGGATCCTCGCCGACCAGGCGCGCCTTGAGGCCGAGCGCACGCGGATCGCCGCCGAGGCGAAAGCCAACGGCGGCCGCTGGTCCATCCTCGGCATCGGATTCGGGGGCGCCGCATGAGCCGCCCGCGCTGGCGCACGCCGCCGCCCCCTCCCCCGGTCCACCGCTGCATCGTCTGCAAGGCCGAGAACGCCGGCATCGGCCATTACGGCCGCTGGTACTGCGAGGCGCACCGCCCGGCGGCGGAGCCCGCGCCCGCTGCGGAGCCCATGCGGGCGCAGCCCTCGACCCTGTTCGAGGCGGCCGACGTGCCCGCTCCAACGCGATTCCGTGCGCCGCATCGGCGGCTCACGACGTGACGGCGGGGCGCGGGATAGCCCCCCAGCGCCCGTTCCACTCGGAATCTGATTCCAGCGTCGGCCGATCTTCCAGGCGTATCATGCGTGCACGCGTTGTCCGGTTCAGCCCCGCCGAGATCGAGAAGATTCGGCGCGCCATGGAACCGGAGGAGCGGGCCGCGGCCGAGGCTCGGATGCGAGCCGGAGGGGTGCGAAACTTTCGCGGGGGCTCAAGGGCCGAGAAGGGCCGTGTCCTCGACCGGATCGGCGAGCTTTGCGGCGTCTCCGGGCGCCACGTCGAGAAGATCGCCGAGGTCTATGCCGCCTTCGAATCCGACCCGGAGCGGTTCGGCGCGATCGTCGCGGACATGAATCGGACCGGGAAGGTCGATGGCGCGCACCGCAAGGTGAAGCGGGCGCAGGATGAAGACCGCGTGCGCGGACTCGCGCCGATCGAGGGCCGATTCCGTACCCTGATCCTCGACCCGCCCTGGGAGGACGAGTCCGTCTCCGAGGCGCAGCGGCCGCCTTACGCCACCATGCCGCTCGAGGAGATCCGTGCGTTGCCGGTGCCGGCCTGGGCGGATGACCCATGCCACCTCTACCTATGGATCCCGAACAACTTCCTCGGCGTCGGCTTCGATCTAATCCGAGGATGGGACTTCGAGTACAAGACGGCTCTCACCTGGGAGAAGCCCGAGTTTACAGGCGGTCGTTACTTCCGCACCAACACGGAACACATCCTGTTTGCGGTGCGCGGCGGTCTGATGACGCGAAGCCTGTCCATCGGCACGCGCTTCCCCGGCCCGATGGGTGAGCTGCACAGCGAGAAGCCGGACTCGTTCTATCGGATCGTCGAGGCCGCGAGCTACCCGCCCTTCGGCGAGGCCTTCCAGCGCCGGGCTCGGCCGGGCTTCACCAACCTCTACGCGCCGATCGGCGCCCTCGAGGCCGCGGAATGACGATTCCGGCCACCGCCATCATGGCCGTCGCGGCCGCCCACGCGCAGCTCGCCTATCGCGCGCTGCTGGCCGGGCACGAGCCCGCGCGGTGCCGGCACGCCGGCGCCAGCTTCTTCACGGCGCTCGCCGCCTTCTACGTCCTCGTCGTGGGCTGGCTCCTGCCATGACCCGCGCCTGCCGCCTGCGCCCGCCCGTCCGCGGGCCCCCCGTCCGGACCGGAACCAGGCTCGCGCCTTCGCGCTGATCCCCGGAGCGTTCACCTCCCTCGGTTCGCCCGCTCCGGGGCGAAGTGCGCCCGCTTGGCCCGCGTCGCTGCCCCTCGCGACGCGGCCGGAGCGGAGCTTTGCCCGCAGGGCAGCGCCCGGCCGAGCCTCGAGCCCCCATCGTCCGTCCCGACCGCCGCGCGCGACCCGCGATTCCGGCGTCGGGATTTCGCGTGCCCGGAGCCTGACTGGCTTCGAGGCCGAACGCTCCCGCTTTGCCCGGAACCTGGCCATGAGCATCCAAGCTCTCAACCTCATCATGCGGACGCATATCGGCGACGGCGTCGCCAAGCTGGTGGCGATCGTGCTCGCCGACTACGCCGATCCGACGACGGGCGAGGCCTGGCCGAAGGTGGAGAGCTTGGCCGAGCGGTGCTCGCAAGCCCCGCGGACCGTGCAGCGCAAGCTCAAGGAGCTGGCGGGGCTCGGCATCATCGCGATCGAGCCGCAGTACCGCGGCAGGAAGCAGGTCGCGAACAAGTACCGTATCCTCGGGGTGGGCGACGATCCCCGGCGCACCGGGAGGGGTGACAGGATCGACGCCGGCGAGCCCGCTCCCGCGACGGGTGACACACAGTCACCCCTCCCCGAAAACGAGGCCGCAGGGGTGACGGACGGACACCCGAGGGGTGACGGCCCCGACACCCCAGGGGTGACACTGCTGTCACCCCTAGAGAATCCACCATTTGAATCCACCAGGGGAATCTCTTCCCCCCAACCCCCCGAGGGGGGGAGGCGGGCTCCGAAGGTCTTTCGGGGGAATGGGATCGAGCGGCCGGTGGCGCCGTGCCGCCTTCGGGACGTGCAGCCGCCGCTCGAGGGCGACGTGGCCGGGCGCTTCGAGGCGCTGTGGGCAGGCGCTCCGGAGGGAAGCCGCATCGCCGCCGACCGGATCAGGGCCCAGCGCGAGTTCGCCCAGCTCTCGGCCGAGGACCAGCAGCTCGCCGTCGGCGTGATGCGGTCCTACCGAGCCCATGTCGAGCGGGACCAGGCCCGAGCGATGGCGCTCCACACCTGGCTCCGCAAGCGGCGGTTCATGAACCTCAAGCCGTCGGCGCCGAAGGCGGCGTCGCCGGCGGCCGGCGCGGTGTCGCGGGTCTTCGTGCGCGTCGACACCCCGGCCTGGGAGGCCTGGGCCGATCATGACCGGGCCGCCGGCCGGGTGCCGAAGCCGGCGACCTGGAGCAATCAGCAAAGGGCCGAGGGTTGGTGGTTTCCGAGCGAGTTCCCGGGCCAGGCGGCGCGGGCGGCGTGAGGGCTTCGACGTGACGGGAGGGGGCGCATCGCCATCACATGCCGAACTGGACGGTGCCGGACGTGGAGCGGTGGATGGTCCAGGCCGAGCGCGCCGATCCGCGCCGGCGCAACCCCGGCGAGGCGCGGCCCCTCACTTGGCCGGATCGATTCCTCACCGATCCGGACCAGAAGCGGAGCCTCAAGCTCTACGTCTGGTGCGCCGCGCGGGGCTACGCCTTCAGCGGCCTCTGCAAGCGTCGCGGTATCCCCTACACCTCGGCCCGCCGGGAGCGGGACGCCGCGCTCGAGCGCATCACCCGGCTGCTGAACCTGCAGGACTCGCTCGTCGCCGAGGGGCATCTGGTCGCGCACGCCGACGTGAACGACCCTGTTGACTTTGGTTAATCTGCCCTTGACGCCTCACGCTGTCGTGACCTGAACTTCAAAGGTGCAGTCGTGGGGCGCCGTCGCAAGCAACAGCATGTCTCCGTGGCCGTGACCTCCGCGTTGCGGCAGGTTCCCACGGCAACGCTCGATCCCGAGAACGGCCCGACGCCGGAACGGCTGATGCAAGCGGGGCTCGCCGTCGCGCTCCAGCTCGGCACCGGGCGGGTGCAGATCATCGGCGCCGCTGGCGGCCGGACTGTCGGCGCCGACCTGGTCGTGCGGATCTCGCAAGCCACACTCGACCGGCTCCACGCGCGCGATCGCCTCGACGAGGGCGATCCGGAGCACAACCGCCAGCTCTATGAAGCCGGCAACAAGCTTCGCGACCACCATTACCTCGCCGGCCTGTCGGGCTTCGCGGCGAACGACCTCAACGGCTCCGGCGGCGGCGCGCCCTCGTCACGAACGCCGATCACCGAGACCATGGAGCGCAACCGCCGCGCCCTTCGCATCGCGGAAAAGGCGATGGATCGGGGCGATTGGGCCGTGGTGCGCGACGTGGTCTGCCTCGAGCAGACCCTCGTCGAGGCCGGCCGTTCCATCGGCTACGGGAAGGAGGAGGTCGCATCGGCCGTCGCGCTTGATCGTCTTCGACGCGGCCTCGCGGCGCTGGCGGAGCTGTGGGGGTTCTCGCCGCCGCCCAGGCCGTTCACGTCCGCCCCGTCGGTCGACGCCGTGGAAACGGCGCGGGCGGCTTGAGCCCATCTGGTCGAGTTCCACGTTTGTTCTATCTCGCCTCGTCGGTGAGGGAGGACGGCGATGGTTCGTAGGATGAAGCGGCACATGCCGCCCGGTGCGGTGGAGGACTTTCTCGACGAGGCCGGAAAGCTGCGGCATGCCGCCACCGAGCTGCTGGCACGGGCGCCAGTCCGCGGGCCCTTGTACCTTTCCCTGGAGGGCATCCTTGGCGCGATCGACTCCGTGGCGGAGATCGTGAAGGGAGACCGGCGACACTTCCACGAGAAGGGCATCGCCTCCGCATGGAACCGACCGCCGGATTGACAGCCCGCGGGCTGAACCTGTAACTTTAGGCGGAATGCAGACATGCGCCCCGGACCGGAGACGGTCGCGGGGCGCTGTCGTTTCCGGCCTCTGCGCCTCTCCCCCGAGACCTCCATGCCACTGCTCAGCGCCCACGCTGCCGCGCTCGACGCGGTGGCGCGCAATCTCGCGCGCGTTCCCTCCCTGGCGGGCCAACCCGAAGCCCACTGCATCGCCGTCGACGAGGCGCGGCGCGAGCTGACCCGTCTCGCCGGCCGGATGCGCCACGGGCTGATGCCCGAGAGCGCGAACGACGAGGAGCCGAAGTGCCTGCCGGCCGTCGTCGTGCATGGTCACAGCCAGGTCATCGTGTCCGTCGCCCGCGGTCCCCGCGGGGACGTCGTCACCGCATCCGCTCGACGCCGATGATCCTGCCCCGAGCGCAGGCAGAGGCTATGAAGGCCGAAGCCCAAAAGCGCTTCCATGAGGGGCGTGCTGCCGCACTTCGTGCCGATGCTCTGACGCTCCGCGTCATGGTCGAGGCGCTCGAGCTACGCGCCGGCGATGAAGAGGCGCTGGCCAGGCAGGCGGCGATCGAACTTGAGCTGGCAGCGGCTGTCAGGTCCGCTCCACTATCCTGCCTCCGCAGCGCAGGGCGCCGACGTCCCCATGAGGATGACGGGCACGACTTCGCCGGCGTGTGCTTCCGCGGCACGGCCGAAGAGCCCGTGATGGAGTTCAACTAGGGCGATTTCCTAGTTCCCAAGAGAATTAGTAATCGGGCCCAAGGCGCCCGAAATAGCATAGCAAAAGCAGAGGGTTACGGGTGGCTGCGAGTAGCAATCGCGCCCGTCGCGCTCTGCGTAGGAATGCTGTCCAGGCGGCACAGCGGAACGAGGTCCGCACGCTCGCCGTCGGCTACCTGCGGGTGTCGACGGAGGAGCAGGCGCAGAGCGGCTTCGGCCTCGAGGCGCAGGACGAGGCGGTCCGCGCCTTCGCTCGAGCCGTCGGGCTCGAGCTGGTCGACGTCATCTCCGACCCCGGCGTCTCCGGCACGGTCCGGCCCGCCGACCGGCCGGGCTTCGCCCGCATCCTCCAGCTCGCCGCCGAGCGCCGTTTCAGCGTGCTCCTGGTGAAGCGGTTCGACCGCGTCGCCCGCTCGATCGCGCTGGCGGTCTCGACCTCGACCGAGCTGGACACCGAGCACGGCGTCACGATCCGCAGCGTCACGGAGTCGATCGACACCGGGTCGCCGGCGGGCAAGATGATCTTCGGGGTGCTCTCGGCCATGGCCGAGGCCGAGCGCGACGCCATCGTCGACCGCACCAAGGGCGGACGCCAGACCAAGGCGAGCCAGGGCGGCTTCGCCGGCGGCCGCATCCCCTACGGCTACCTGTCCGACGGCAAGGGCGGCCTCGTCATCGATGAGAGCCGCCGGGCCGTCGTCGAGCGGATCTTCGCCGAGAACGGCCGGGGCGCCACGCTGCAGGCGATCGCCGACGGCTTGAACCGCGACGGCATCCCGTCGCCGCGAGGCGGCCGCTGGTGGCCGTCCAACGTGAGCTACCTGCTCAACAACCAGGTCTACGCGGGCCGCGTCGAGTACGTCTTCGTCTCGGCCGGCGTCGCGACCCACGTCAACCGGCCCGGCGACCATGCGCGCCTGATCCGGTGATCCCCTGAACCTCTGATCACCGGAGCTGCCATGCGATCGGCTGCCGACGTTGTCGCGACCTTCGTCCAGGAGGTCCGCGGGCCTGGGCTGTTCGTGCCGGAGTGTGAAGCCCGGCTCGCCGAGTTTCAGACCCTGGCGAAGGCCATGCCGAAATACTCGCTCGAGCGAGCCGTAGCCATGGCCTGCGCAGGCTGGCTGCTCCTCCACCGGACCTACGCGAAGACGCTCCGCTCCACCACGTCCGGCAACGCACCGGCTGCAGTACAGGCCTTTCGCCTGTGAACGCCGATGTTCCCGCCTTCATCGAGCGGCCCGAGATCGCCGACGTTTACGAGGATCCGGGCGAGGCGATCCTCAAGGCCCGCAGCCTGCCCTGCGTGTGCCCCCAGCAGGAATGCGGGGCCAGGGCGGTGACCACCGACTACAGCGTCGCCCGCCGCCTCGTCATCGAGCGCGTCACCTGCGATCGCTGCCCCAGGACCTGGACGCGGGTGAACTGCCGGTGAGCACGGCGGCCCCGTCGATCGAGAACTATCTCGACCGGGTGCGCGCCCACCTGGCGACGCTCGGCGCTCCGGAAGCGCGCGCCGCCTTCCTCGAGCGCTGCCGCGATACCGTCGACGAGCGCTTCGCCCGAGGCGATGTCGGCCGCGGCGTCGCCGGCGCGTTCCTGATGGGCGAGATCGTCCAGACGCTCGAGGAGCTGCTCGCCGTTGCGCGGAACGAGCTGTTCGTTGCGCGCCGGGCGCCGGATGTTGCGTGCTGATGTTCCGCGGCTGGTACCGCAGGTTCGTCCGGCAGCTCTGCCGGGCGCTCGCAAACGGAGGCCGATCGGCCTAGAGTGATCTCGCTCTGAAAAGAGGCGGGAGCCGGGGTGGTCGTAACACCCCGAACCGCGAGGTGGTGCCCTCGCATGACCGTTGCCGGCCGGACTTTCGGCCACCCCGCCACCCCTCGAGGGGCGGGACAGCTTTAGCAGCAGGTTATGCCCGAACACCATTCCGCGGCGGCCATGGTGCCGCCGATCGGCGTCGTCGCTCCCGGCGCGCCGTTGAGCCCCGTGTCGAGCGATCGGCACGGGGCTTTGCTTTCCGGCTTCCGCGAGGTGGTCCGGATCGGCTCCGCTACCCTTGTGCGGGCCGACAGCATGGAGGTCCTGGAGGCGCTCGAGCCCGGCTCGATCGGCGCCGTGCTCTGCGACCCGCCCTACTCGAGCGGCGGCCTTCACGCCGGCGAGCGCGCCAGAGCGCCGAGCCAGAAGTACCAGGGCAGCGAGCACCGGCACCTCTACGCCGAGTTCGCCGGCGATTGTCGGGACCAGCGCTCGTTCCTGGCCTGGTCGGCCATGTGGATGGCGAGGGCCCGCCACGCGGTCGTGCCGGGCGGCATCTGCGCCGCCTTCACGGACTGGCGCCAGCTCCCCATCAGCACCGACGCCATCCAGGTCGCGGGCTGGACCTGGCGGGGCATCGTCCCCTGGGACAAGACGGAGTGCGTGAGGCCGATCGTCGGGCGCTACCGCAACCAGGCCGAGTTCCTGGTGTGGGGCACGAACGGGCATCGCCCGCTGGCGGGCAAGGTCGCGCCCGGCGCGTATCGCCAGGCCGTGCCGAAGACCAAGCTCCACATGACGGCTAAGCCGGTGGAGCTGATGGAGCGGCTCCTCTCGATCGTCGACGGTCCGGTCCTCGACCCGTTCATGGGCTCGGCGCCGATCGGCGTGGCCTGCGCGAACCTGGGCCTGCCGTACATCGGGGTGGAGTTCTCGGCCCACTACTTCGACGTGGCCTGCCGCCGGCTCGAGGCGCACCACGCGCAGCGCGCAGCATGAGGGAACGGCGGCCGTGCTCTACGCCTCGGCCGCCAGCCGCCCGTGGAAGGGCTGGTACAGCCTCGCGGCCTGGCGCCGGCGCCGGGCTGCGCAGCTCGAGGCGCACCCGCTGTGCCAGCGGTGCGAGCGCATCGGGCAGGTAGTGCCTGCCACGGTGGCCGACCACGTCGAGCCGCACCGTGGCGACCATGACAAGTTCTGGCACGGGCTGTTGCAGTCGCTCTGCAAGCCCTGCCACGACCGCGACAAGCAACGCGAAGAGAACGGCGGCAGAGCCATCGCAGCCGTTGGCGCGGATGGCTGGCCCATCTGAGCGTCATCTCAGCGGCAGGGGGTAGGGGGGTCTAAAAGCCTGGAGGGCAGGCCCCCGCTGACCGGTTGTTGCCCTTTCCGTGCAACGACCCGAAATTGGATGGGGGGGGGTTCGCGGGCCCTCCGCGCTCGTTCCAGGACATCGGTGTGGCGCCTTCCGCGCTCCGCTCGCCGCGTTCGGCCCGTGCGATGGACCGCCGGCACTCCGAGGCGGTCCTGGCGCTCCACACGGCCCGGGAGGCGCTAGAGCCCTGGGGTCGGGGCGCGCACGTCTTCGGCACCAACAAGGGCCAGTTCTCGTCCATCGACCTTGCCACGGCCGTGCTCGAGCGGACCGGCCCGGCCGAGGTCTCGGTATGGACCTGGTGCATCGCCGAATACGAGGTCCAGGCCGTCACCGCGTTCCTAGTCGACGAGCGCATCACGGGCTTCCGCCTGGTGATGGATTGGGCGGGCGCGCAGCGCGACATGCCCTTGGTCGCTGAGATGCAGGAGCGCTTCGGCGTCGATTGCATCCGGGTCACGAAGACCCACGCCAAGATCGTGACGATGTCCACGCCCTGTGGCTGGCGGGTGGTGGTGCGCGGGTCGATGAACCTGAACGCCAACCGCCGCTTCGAGCAGTTCGACGTGTCGGACGATCCGGCCGTCTACGGCGTGGTTCGCGCGCTCGAGGACGAGTTGTGGCAGCGGGGCAAGCCGCTGCCGATCGCCGCCATGAAGCACGGCGAAGCGACGGCCCTGCTTGGCATCGGCGAGGAACAGGCTGCGGCCCCGAGCTGGGCGCCGGCGGCGAAACGCTGGTGGTGAGATGCGCGGACGCAAGCCCATCCCGCTCGAGATGAGGCTGGCGAGCCAGGGCATCGGCGAAGCGGCCGCGGAGGCCCTGGATCTCGCGAAGGTCCTGGGCGAACCGGAGATGCCGCCAGGGTTCGACGCCGAGCACGCCTCGGAGTGGGACGCCGTCATCACCGATCTGCGGGAGTGCAACACGCTCTCCCGCGAGATCGGCGCCACCGTCGAAGTCTACGTCCGGAACCTGGTGCGTATGCGCAAGGCAGAGGCGCACATCGCCGAGCACGGCGAGGTGGTGCCGGCGCCCCGCACGGGCGTGCCGATGTACAACCCCTACCTCGCCGTCGCGAACCGGGCGGCGAAGGAAGTCCGGAGCGCGGCCGCCGAGCTGGGGCTCACCCCATCGTCCCGCGGGCGGGTGACGAAGATCAAGCCGCCCGAGAAGGAAGACGATGGCTTCGGTCTATAGCGTCGCGGAGCTGATCCGGGAGCGCGTGGACCCCGAGCACGATCCGGTCACCGGCTGGGCCCAGGCGGTGCTCACCGGCGAGGTGATCCAGGGCCCGCACGTCCGCAACGCCTGCCGTCGCCACCTCCAGGATCTCCGCGACGGTCCAGGCCGTGGTCTCACCTGGGATCTGGCGGCCGCAAAGCGCGGGATCGGCTTCGGCCCCGGCGTCTGCCGCCTCAACGGCGGCCAATTCGAGGGCCGTCCCTTCGTCCTCCAGCCGAGCCAGGCGTTCAAGTCGGGCTCGATTATCGGATGGAAGCGGGCCGACGGCACCCGCCGGTTCCGGCGCGCCTACATCGAGGAGGGCAAGGGCAACGGGAAGTCGCCCTGGGCGGCCAAGATGGGGATGTACGGCCTCGCCGCAGACGGCGAGAAGCGGGCGGAGATCTACGCCGCCGCGTCGAAGAAGGATCAGGCCTTCGTCCTGTTCCGCGACGCGGTCGCCATGGTCGACCTGTCGCCGAAGCTCTCCGCGGCGATCACCAAGAGCGGCCTCAACCCGGTCTGGAACCTGGCGCACGGGAAGTCGGCGAGCTTCATGCGGCCGATCTCCTCGGAGGACGGGCAGTCCGGCCCGCGCCCGCACTTCGCCCTCTGTGACGAGGTCCACGAGCACCGCGACGGCCGCGTCCTGGAGATGCTCGAGCGCGGCTTCAAGTTCCGCCGCCAGCCCCTGCTGGTGATGATCACCAACAGCGGCACCGACCGCAACTCGGTCTGTTGGGAGGAGCATCAGCACGCCGTGCGGGTCGCCGCCGGCACCCGCGAGCCCGACGCGGCCTTCACCTATGTCGGCGAGGTCATCGACGACACCACGTTTTCCTTCGTCTGCGCCCTCGATCCAGGCGACGATCCGCTCACGGACCCGAGCTGCTGGCCCAAGGCGAACCCGCTCCTCGGCGTCACCATCAGCGAGGAGTATCTCGCCGGCGTCGTCGACCAGGCGCGGCAGATGCCGGGCAAGCTCAACGGCATCCTGCGCCTCCATTTCTGCGTCTGGACGGACGCCGAGAAGGCCTGGATGGGCCGCGAGGCGCTCGAGGCGGTCCTCGCGGACTTCGACCCGGCCGAGGAGCATGCCGGGCACGAGGTGTTCGGCGGCCTCGACCTCTCCGCCTCGAAGGACATGACGGCGAAGGCCTATTGCGCCCGGTCCGGCACCACGGCGGACGGTCGGCCGACCTACGATGCCTGGGTCGAGGCCTGGACGCCCGGCGATACCCTGGCGGCTCGCGCCCTGGCCGACAAGGCCCCCTACGAGGTCTGGGAGCGAGACGGCTGGCTCCAGGCGGTGCCGGGCAAGCTGATCCGGCTCGACTTCGTGGCGGCCAGCCTCGCGCAGGACGCCGCGACCTACCTGATCGAGGCGTTCGCCTACGATCGGCACACCTTCAAGCGGTTCGAGGAGGAGTGCGACGCGCTCAACCTCGAGGTCAATTTCGTCGAGCACCCGCAGGGCGGCAAGCGCCGGGCCCGGCCGACGGAGGCACAGCTCGAGGCGGCCGAACAGGACGGCCGCGACCCGCCCCAGGGGCTTTGGATGCCCGGCTCGATCCGCGAGCTGGAGTCGCTCATCCTGGAGGGCCGCATCCGCCTGCGCCGCTCGCCGGTGCTGATCTCGGCCATGATGTCGGCCGTCATCACCACCGACGCCTTCGACAACGGCTGGTTCGAGAAGCGCAAGGCGACGAACCGCATCGACGCGCTGGTCGCCCTCGCCATGGCGGTGGGCGCCGCGACGCAGAACGCGCCGGTGGACGACACCCCAGGCGGCATCCTGATCCTCTGAGGCCCCGCCCATGCAGGTAGTCCCGCGCATCCCGCTCGGCGGCGCTTCGGCGTCGCCGGCGGCCGCGCCGCCCCGCGCCATGGTCCAGGAGACCAACCTCGGCGATCTCACGTCGGAGGCGCTGGCCGAGTTCATGCGCGCCGGCGCGACGAGCGCCAGCGGAGAGACCGTCACCCCGCAGACGGCACTCAAGACCGCGACGGTGTTCCGGTGCGTCAGCCTGATCTCTGGCGCCGTCGCGACCCTGCCGCTGGACCTCAAGCGCCGGGTGGACGCGCGCACTCGTCAGGACGCCGACGATCACCCCCTGTGGGAGGTGCTGCGCCGGCGGCCGAACGCTTGGCAGACGCCGAGCCAGTTCCGCCGGTACATGCAGGCCTGCGTGCTCCTGCGGGGCAAGGCCTTCGCGCAGATCGTGCGCCTGGGCCGCCGCATAATCGCCCTGCACCCCCTGGACCCCGACCGGGTCCAGGTGATCCAGGACCGAAGCACCCTCAAGCTCTCCTTCCGCTACACGCGGGCGAACGGCTCGACGGTCGATTTCCCGCAGTCGGACGTGTTCTACCTCTGCGGGCTGACCCTCGACGGGGTGAACGGCGTCTCGGTGCTCACCTACGCCCGCGAGACCATCGGCGAGGCGCTGGCCACCGCGAAGCACGCCTCGACCATGTTCCGCAACGGCACCTCGATCGGCGGGGTGCTTCAGGCGAAGGGCAAGCTCGGCCCCGAAGGCGTCCAGGCGCTTCGGGACTCCCTGGAGGCCTATCGCGGGGCCGAGAACGCCCACAAGAACCTCATCCTGCAAGACGGGATGACCTATGACCGGCTCGGCCTGAACAACGTCGACGCTCAGTTCATCCAGAGCCGCGAGTTTTCGCAGTACGAGGTCGCCCAATTCTTCGGCGTGCCCCCACACATGCTCGGGCTCACCTCGAAGGCGACCAGCTTCGGCAACGGCCTGGAGAACATGGGCCGGGGCTTCGTGGCCTACACCCTCCAAGACTCGCTCACGATGTGGACCGAGGCCATCGAGCGGGACCTGACGCCAGGCGAGCCGGACCTCTACGCCCGGTTCAACATCAACGCGCTGGTGCGGGGCGACATCAAGACCCGCTACGCGGCCTACGCCGTCGGCCGCCAATGGGGCTGGCTTTCCGCGAACGATGTCCGCGCCCTCGAGGACGAGGACGCGATCGAGGGCGGCGACATCTACCAGGTCGCGCTGAACATGGCGCCCGCTACCGCCGACGAGCCCGACGAGCACGATCCTCCGGAGGATAACCATGACCGCGAGCGGTAGGCGCGTGGTGCTGATCGACGGCGCCGCGGCGGCAGCAGCGCGTGGCCTTCGCGTCCTGGCGCGGGAGCGCCCAGGCCGGATCAAGCTGCCGGGTAAGGTCGACGTGGCCGCCCTGTCGAAGCCGGAGGTCTACGACCGCTGGAACCCGGCGATCCGCGCGGCCGAGTCGGGCCCGAACGTGATCCGCATGTTCGACGTCATCGGCCGGGACTACTGGAGCGACCACGCGGTCACGCTCGAGAGCGTCGACCAGGCGCTCACCGGCTTCGGCTCGGCCGACGTGGAGATCCACATCAACAGCCCCGGCGGGGACATGTTCGAGGGGATCGCCATCTACAACCGCCTCCTCCAGCACCCCGGCAAGGTGACGGTGAAGGTGTTCGGGCTCGCAGCGTCGGCCGCCTCGATCATCGCCATGGCCGGCGAGGACATCCAGATCGGCGCGGCCGCCTTCATCATGATCCACAACTGCTGGGTCGTGGCCGTCGGCAACCGGCACGACTTCGCCGAGACGGCCGCCTTCCTCGAGCCCTTCGACGCCGCCATGGTCGGCGTCTACGCGGCCCGCACCGGCTCCGACGAGGCGGCGATCGCCGGGTGGATGGACGCCGAGACGTACATGGGCGCCGATCTGGCGGTAGAGCGCGGCTTCGCCGACGGCGTCATGGGCGCCGACGCCTCCGTCCTCGACGAGGAGGCCGGCGCCTCCGCCCGGGCGGGCAACGCCGTCCGCAAGATGGAGCTGGCCCTCTGCCGCTCCATGCCGCGGACGCAGGCCCGCGAGCTGATCTCGAAAGTGAAGGGCACGCACGACGCTGCCCGACCCTCCGCCACGCCTGGCGCTGGCGACCCGAACTGGCTCGGCGCCGCCGCCGAGCTGATCGCCTCACTCCGTTCCTGATCCCCAGGCCGGACCGCAGAAAGCCTCCATCACCATGAAGAACCTGTTCCTGGCCGCGGCGCTCGCGCTGGCGGCCCTCTTCGCCGTGTCCGACGCCTACGCCATGGGCGAGCTGCTCCAGGCCGCCGGCGCGCTCCCGGCCGCCGCGCCGTTCCTGGCGATCGCCGGCGTCGGCGCCGCGACCGCCATGCCGCGCGGCATCCTCGGCGCGACCTTCCGCGCCGACGCCAGCGATCCGATGGCGGTGCTGGCCCAGCTCCAGCAGGCCTTCAACGCCTTCAAGGCCGAGAACGAGACGAAGCTCGCCGCCAAGGCCGGCAAGGAAGACGTGGTGACCAACGAGAAGGTCGACCGCATCAACGCCGCCGTCGGCGAGCTGCAGGCCTCCCTGAGCGAGCTGGCCATCAAGATCGCCGCCGCGGCGATCACCGGCGGCGGTGCGCCGCGGCCGGGCGACGACGCGGCCTACAACACTGCCTTCACCGCCTACGCCCGCACGGGCGACGGCGAGAGCGCCATCAAGGCCCAGCAGTTCGCCGGCCCGCGCGCCACCCTGTCGGTCGGCTCGAACCCGGATGGCGGCCTCCTCGCCCCCGTCGAGTGGGACCGGACCATCACCGACAAGCTCAAGATCGTCTCGGCGATGCGCACCCTCGCCCGCGTGATCTCGATCTCGAGCACCGGCTTCACCAAGGTCTACAACGATCGCGCGACTGCCTCGGGCTGGGTCGGGGAGACCACGGCGCGCCCCGGCACCGGCAACGCCCAGTTCCAGCAGGCGACCTTCACCACCGGCGAGCTGTACGCGATGCCGATCGCCTCGCAGCAGCTCCTCGAGGATGCCCTCATCGACATCGGTGCCTGGCTCGGCGACGAGGTGATGACCGAGATGGCGTACCAGGAGGGCCTCGCCTTCGTGAACGGCGACGGCATTCAGAAGCCGAAAGGCCTCCTCCAGTACGCCAGCGGCACCCCGCACCCCTGGGGCGCGATCCCGACCGTGAACAGCGGCGCCGCGTCCGCCCTCGCTGCGGACGGCCTCATCGACCTGGTGCACGATCTGCCGAGCGAGCGGACCCCGAACGCGGCCTTCATCATGAACCGCAAAACCCAGGGGGCGATCCGCAAGCTGAAGGACGGTCAGGGCCGCTACCTGTGGGAGCCGTCGACGCAGGTCGGCGATCCGGCGACCATCCTCGGCTTCCCCGTCGCCGAGCTGGCGGCGATGCCGGACGTGGCGGCGAATGCCCTGCCGATCGCCTTCGGCGACTGGCAGCGCGGCTACCTCGTCGTCGATCGCATCGGCGTCCAGGTCCTGCGCGACCCCTACAGCCAGAAGCCCTTCGTGCAGTTCTACAGCCGCAAGCGCGTCGGCGGTGGCGTCACCGATCCGACCTGCCTGCGCCTGCACAAGGTGGCGGTGAACGCCTGACCCACGCCGGCCGGGCCCTCGGGCCCGGCCGCCCGCACTCCGCACAGCAGGACGGTCCGGATGACCCGCGGCATCACCGTGAAGACCTTCGACGGCGCCCCCGACGGCAACGCCTATCCGCAGCGCTTCGAGAAGGGCGACCCAGTCGAGGGCGATCTGGCGACGGTCGCCCTCGCCGAGAAGTGGGCCCGGGCCCCGAAGGACGACGCCGAGTTCGACGCGGCTGTCGCCGCCCGGGCCGAGCGCCTGGCGCCCGCCGACAGGGCGGAATGACTGTGCTCGTCGACCTTCATCGGCCCGCACGCTGCGAGGCGCCGCTCGTCTATCGGCGCCTCGAGGCGCCG